ACACGGCTGAGAGTGCGACCTCTTCCGTGATGCTACCAGGTCAGGGATACCTCTGGCGGTGCGTGCTACCAACACGCTGTGTCTTGCGACCACATCACTTGTTGTTTGACATTATACCCCAGCCGTACTGCGTAGGTATAAATCCGTGAACGGCGCGGCTCATGCCATCTGATCCGTTCGCTATGTACACATCATAACCGATTGGCTGATGATGTCAACAGTTGCTTAACAATCTGTTGTAATCGAGTAAGACATGCGCTTTGTTATAACTTGTCATATAAGGCTGACTCAGGGTCACTCATCTTATAGATCGATAACTCAGCTCGACTTACTGTCTTGCCTCGATGTATACATCATAGCACATCACCGGGACATGTCTACAGATCGATTAACATTTAGTAACAATACTACCCCTATCCCCCGCGAAGGTGCTTCGTGATACTTCCCAGCACCCCGCGAGGGTGCCGCGCCAATATCATCATTGTTACGTTTTGTTACGATTTAAAGCACCCCCAAGGGGGGATTCGCGGCGCAGCGCTCTCTTATACGACTTCAGAAAATTATACCAAAAGTTTAGAGGACGCTTTGTCCGCTTTACGGATAATCTTCTGAGCTTTTTCCCGTGTTAGACACATCTGTGCTTTATTATTCAGTTTAACTAGTTTTTTCTCTTGTTTATTCAAGTAATACTCCATAAAGCCTTTGTAACGGCTTGTGCTAGTGCTCGGTACCCAGTAGCTACATAAATCTGACCTGCGACAACTGCTAAAGTCGCAATAGACCAGAAGATATAGTAGTATCTTTGTTTAACCTGTCTAGGTTTTTTGGTAACTTGAGTGGTCATAGGGTTAAAATAAACGTCCAACGTGTCCTATACCCCGGCCAATACCCTGAAGCATATCACCGAAGTCGTCTCGTTTTTCTTTTTCAAATATAGTTCTCATTGCATCTATACCGAGATTAGTCATACCCAAAGCAAAGTTAGCAGGTTCTGCCCAGAAGGAAGTACCTAATGTAGCGGAAGCAATACTAAACTGAGCTTTATCTAACCAATCTGTAAACCCTTCATTAGGGTTATTCATCATTTCTTCATAACGTTGTTGTACGTCCCAGGCATCCATTCCAGCACCTAAAACGGGTAAAAGGCTACCAGCCTTCCTAAGAGCGTTTTTAAGCCCTCCTGAAGCCTCTGAGGCAGCTCTCAGGGGCTCTCTACCTGGTGCATCTAAGAAAGCTTTTTCTTTAGCTGCCCATTCTACATCTATAGGGTTATTTGGGTCATAAGTTCTTAAGAAATGAGTATCCTGTCCTGTAGGATCTTTTATTCCACCGATACCTCTATTTAATACTCCTCTTTGAGCTTCTTTATAACTCTCTACCTTAGTAAACATTTCATCTAATGGATATCCAGCTTTCCATTTACCATCTTCAATTATATACCCTAATGATTCCATATCATCTATAGTTTCAACACCAAAAGGTATATGAGGAATATCTCTAGGTAAATCTGATTTCCAATTATTTAGATCATAAGAAGCCGCACCTAAATAAGCAGGATGGTTCCTTACACCACCTCTTGATAAAGGTGTTTTATGCTCAAGCTCTATACCACCATAAGGTGTTAGGTTATTAAGCCTAGTTATTTGATCATTGATATTATCTGCCATCATCTGTTCTATTGAACTAAGAGGCATCTCAATACCTTGACCCAAACGTTTTGTCTTTTGATGGTATTTTTTCTTTGCTGTTTTATGTAAGGAATAATCAGTACGTTCAAATTTATAACCTTTACCATTAAAAATCTGTTCTTTTACTCTACCTCTATACTTCATTTTCCAAAGTTTACCAGTTTCATCTTCTACGACATTAAGACCTCTATCGATCATTTCATCAATAGTTTTTGGATAACCTCGTGCTGCAATGTCTTCAGGAACATGAACAGGATCTAATAATCTATTTCCATCTAGATTTCTTTGGTTTATTTGTCTTTTAGGAGTTTTCTTTTGAGGTTTAGAGGTTTGTCTTACACCACCTTCTGGATTTATAGTTGTACGTTCAGGTAGCTGACCAGTTCTTTGTGCATTTTCATATAAAGCGTCTCTATCAGCAGCAGATAATGTACCAGTACCTATATTTCTAAGTCTTTGGCCTTTAAAAACTCTATCAGCTTCGTTAGGTACATCTGTTGCCTGTATCATTTCATTAAGGATAGCTTCAGCTAATCCTCGCTTCATAATAGTTCTAGAAGTTATTTTACCTTGTAAAAATTTTTCTAAGTTAGGAAATCTAGTTATTATATTCTGTTTTATATCTGGATTTCTAGTAAGAAATTCAGTAACATCCATACCCATATCAATTTTCCAAGCTTTTAAAAGCTCACTCCATTCAACATCGATACCTGAATTAGGAAGAGTAACGAATGGTTCTACGGGTTTAGTTTTAAGGAATTCAAGAAACTCTTTCTTCAGTGACATCGTGCTGTAGGTATATATAGGTGGCAAATCCTACTGGTCCTATTATCCTTAATAGTAGTAGAATTAATAATAATTTCTTCATTAGTGCATCGAAACTTCGTCTACTTCGATATGGAGAGGAGAGATTTTTATGTCTCTCCTCAATTTGACCGCTGTTTCCACACACGAGGAGCACCACTTCCCCGTGTGTTAGTGTAGATATACTTACACCCAAGTTGGTAATCCCTTACCACGGGCTTTTCCTCGTGCTGTTTTACGCTGATTTAGGTTCATACCGAGAGCCATATGATTAGCTTCAGATTGAGGGTCATCTATCCAAGCTTCTAAGTGATCTAACCACTCTTCATTCTTTCTTGTCTTTATTTGCTCGGCGGCGCTAAGGGCAAGGGCATCGGTGAACCACTTGACTCCTTGGGCAAGGGCGTCAATTCTGTCATCGTGCTTAACGGCGCCTTTTTCCCGGCACATCCTGGAGATTTGGTATCCAAGCATATACTGGAATCTAGATTCACTTGCTGCATCAGCATTCGAGTTATAATCCCATTGAATAACCTTGGGATCAATAACCATCCTGTGCTGATTAAACACAGGCTCAAGAGCGTCAATAATCCTATCTTCTTTCCTGACATTAGCTCTAGTCTCCTCTATGGTAATGTTTGTCTTTGTTTGATTACAATGCTTCCGGAATAGTTCAGAAACCATTCCATCACCAAAGTTTGATTCAATTAATAAGGTTCCAGCTTTATACTTTCTACAACGTCTGAGAATCTCCAATAATGTACGGTCGCTATAACCGTCTCTAGAGGCCCAAACTTCATGTAGGTATATGAAACCATTCAATTGACTTAAGAAGCACGCTACAGTCTCATCTGAGCCCCTTCCAGAGGGGTCCACGGAGCAGATAGTCTCGCTATATGGTTGCCAGTCTCCTTGGACTTGCATTGGTTTGTAAAAATAATCCCCAGGCAAACCCACAGTAGGCAGATCCTTGACGATATTTTCAGGACTTGAACACCATATAATGTTTTCGGGTGCATTTTCAGGGTTGACAGGGTTTATAATAAGGTCAGCAAACTTAAGAGGGAACTTTTCAGCGTCAGAAAGGCTGGTGTCCAGCATAAACTGTAGCATAAAGTTAGATCTACCCATCGCTGATTCACGTTCAAGTAGATCATTCTCTCTAAATCTTGTATCTGTTGGTTTCCAAGCAAGATCATCTTCAGTTTCTAAGTCATTTTCTAACTGGGGTGCGAGTAAACCATCATACATAGCCACCTTTCGAGGGTATCTAGCTGGCCATACAAAAGGTTTATAGTTTCGTTCTCGTAGTTTATTATAGACGGTGAAAGTAGTCTGAGGAGTTCCAAGGAACATGATACGAGAATCAGGCTTAGGAGTGAGAATAGACTCACACTCAGTAACCAATTGCAAAAGTTTTTCACGTTGTAACTCTGTCATTGAGTTATTTGGCACTTCCACATCGTCTAAAACCATTAAATCGGCTCTAGATCCAGTTAATTGCCCTGTAATACCTACAGACTTAACGGAAGGTGCTTGGTGGGGCCTTGCGGGGCCGACATCAAACGATACCCGGCTCCATCTTTGATCATCATTCTTAGGTTTTAGATGTGATAACCACGGTACTTCAAGGATAAGTCTTTGGCAGAAGATCGAAAACGCATCGGCTCTATCCTTAGATGCCGAAACAACCATGATTTTCTTGTCTGTATCATTGTAAAGCGTCCATAAAACAAAAGCTGCGGTAATCCAACTCTTACCAACGCCTCGAAACGCCTGTATTTGGAGACGTTTCGGGCCTTTTTGGATAAATTCTGCAATACATAACTGTGCTCTAGTAGGTTCTGGTAAATCTAAATGCGTCCAAATCGCAGTTAAGAAGAACCGAAAGTCTGTTTTCAGCTGATCTTCAATATGCATATTCTTGGATAACGTCTAGTACTTTATTTAGATACTCATCAGCACCACGACATTCCTGTTCAGTTAATTCGTGGCGCTCACAACGGCTATAAAGCTCATTTTTGAGTTTGACAGCTCTAGCCTCCATATGAGGCTTGTCTAAAGATCCATTCATTATTTTTTACCACGATTACGTGCTCTATTTTTAGAGGCATTCTCTCTAACTAAAGTGCCTCGTTTAGTATGTGAAAAGTCCTTACCTCCCTTACCATATACCCCGGCTTGACGCCTAGCACGGTTAAGTTGGGCTCGGTACTTTTTATTAATTTGAAGTTTATTTCGAGCCCTTTGTGCAGCATTCTTTTTAGCACGAGACAAAGGGTTCTTACGATAGTTTCTAGCGCTCTTTCGGAGCTTTGAAACTGGGAGTTTTTTTGGAGCCATTAGTAATGTACTGCTTTTTGTACTGCATCGAAATCTACTTTAGGCATGAGATCAGCTAACTTCCCAAGCGGGGAATTATCAAAGGCAATACCTGTAATATCATTCTTAGCTAGCCAATCACAAGCTGCTTTTAGGTCAGCTGTAGTAGCTTCACCTGATCTAATTCTGCCCAAAAACTCCTCAGTAACGATTTTATGAAGTTCATTGAACTGATCTTCACTAGCTCGTCTTGGAATTTTGGTTACTTTCATTTATTTAGTTCCAGGGAACAAGTGCTGTTTAATTATGGCTACAGCTTGGTCATCCAGTGTATTTTCTGTGGATGAGACTAGCCCTTCGAGCAAGTCAACAATAAGTTGCTTAACTGCTGTGGACTTAATAAAAGCGAATAAAACTGGTCTTAGTACGATCATCATTTGGATTCAGTAGTAGTTTTGGTTTCTGTTTCTGTTTTTGTAGCGGGTTTAGCTTTTTCAGCTTCTTCTTTTGCTAATTTTTCTCTTAGTTTTGATAGAGTACTCATTTTGAAAAAGGGTTAAGGTTTTGATACCACTTTTTAGGTGGCGGTGGATTCTTCTTTGCTAATGCTGCAGCTACTTCCGCTTTAAAGGCAGATATAGGTATGACATCACTGCACATATGATATACACGTGTGACAGGTCTAATCATAAATCCTTTCTGCTGCAATTCAGCACATTTTAGAACTCTAACTAATTCATAGTCAAGTTCCATCTTTGCTTGCTGTCTAGCTCCAATAGCCTTACAGCGTTCAATTAAAGAACCATCCAGGGGAACCATGAAGTTAATCTGTGCTCCCCAGTTCTCAGCTACAGTGTAGCTTTGTTGATCCATATGATCATCATACGGAGTCGTGTGATTACCCATATAGAATGGGCTAAAGGTCATTGTAGCACCGTTACAACTTATGTTCGGTCCGAGTACCTGACGCGAAGGGGCTCCGTTATTTTGGAACTGGACGGCTTGATTTGTAACGTTTCCTGTAGCTGCCGCCACAGGGTTTGAAGTATTGTTGGTTTCTCCCTCTTCAGCATAACTTGGGGTTCCTATTGCGAGAATACTGATAATGAGACCGTAGTAGAAGTAGTTTCTATTTCTCTTTCGATCTCGGTGACTTCTAAGACTTGACTTGCAGCTCTTGTGATTATCTCTAGAGTGAAGTCGGAACCAGCTGTCGTCATGTTGAATACCGAATCTGAATCCGCTATTCCGCCTGAAGACGTTGAAGTGTGGGTTATGTTGTCTCCTGACCATTTGTTTAATGCAGACCCGTATGTAGTAATCTCAATGGTTTCTGTGATTTCTTGGGTCGTTGTAGTGGTTGAGTTCATGCTTCCTTGCGTGAACTGTGGTGTCACCAGTTCTGCTTTTACAGCAGTTGGCGACAATAGTAACAGCGCTAAAAGCCATTTCTTCATTTAGTCTTCTGCAGTGTCTTGAATAAATTTATAGAGTAACACAATGGATAGACCGATACCATAACTCCATGTTATTACATAAAAGAAATCATTCATCTTTTTTCTTTACCATTGGGCAGTTTACAGGTGTCTTTCCTTTACCATCTTTATTACCAGTGGTCAAGCCAAAAGTAGCGAGGGCTCCCGTAAACACCGAAGCAACGAACGTGATATCTGAGTTACCTGATTTCTTAATCATAGGTAATTCCACGTAGTTTAAAGTGATGATAAATCCGGACCATACAACTACTCCAAGTCTAACAAAAGTTCCAAGAATCTGTATCTGAGCTTCCTG